GAACTAACGGATATCGTTTCTAGTAAAATTATTATTCCAGAAGCAAATATAGGTATTCATGAAATAACAGTTGATGACATCGCAGCATATACTGGCCCTGGAATTTCTGGATCATTTGACTCATCACATAGATATGCCTGTGGTAAATTTGGATTTATAAATGTTTCTACTGGTAATGGAGTTAGTTCCGGATCGGGATGGACTTATGGTAGTACTTATATTACGATGACAAATGCAGTATATACAAGCACTTATTTTTATACAAGACCTTCAGATCAATTATGGTTGATGGCTTATATTACATTAGCTTCAACTGCTGCAACATTACGTATTCAATATGAAACAACTCCTGGATCAGGTACTCTAGATGGAGATGTAAGTGTAAATATTCCGGCATTTGGATCAGTTGGGAAAGCAGGCGAATTACCTATTCTTCTTCTTCCTTCAGAGAGTCTCGGTCTTGGAATAACAAAAGTAAAAATATCAATTACATCAGGAACATCTGTTACTTTTTCTAAATTAATTTCAGGAGTATTAAATACTAATGTTGAAACTGCAGAACATATAACATCAATTGAAGCATCCTTAGCAGCAGCTCTTGTTCCTATTGGTGTAATTTTGCCATATCTTCCAGGATACTTTGCTAATAGTTCTAACTCTACTTTTACGGATTTATATTCTGGTGGAAGTTTGTCTGATAGCTATAGATTATGTGATGGTACTGCGGTAAATGATCCTGCATCACCCATTTTTAATGGAACTGGTAGATATTTACCAAATTTAACTGATAATAGATTCTTAATGGGAGGTGTTATCTCTCCAACTCTTACTGGTGGTACTAATAGTAGTACTCATACACATTCTTTACCTGGCCACTATCATCAAATGAATACTGGGATAGGTTCAAATTTATCAGCTACTACTTCTACACATAGTAATACTCACTCACACACAATTAGTACATTCCATGAAACTATAACTGGAAGTACTCATGCGATTAATTATTCTAATCAAGATGGCTCAGATCCTTGGCCTACTACAACTGGATCTTATTCACATTCACACAGTCATACTATTTCAAGTTCTCAAATATCTGGTTCAATAGGAAATGTTACTGGAGGAATTGATGGTAATACTACAATGACTACAACTGCAATAAGTGCTACAGAAAATAGACCACTTTATTTAACTTGTAGATTTATTATGAGAATTAAATAGTAAAAAATAAATTAAATTAAAGGAGTAAAAGATGGAAACTATTAAAGCATTATTAAGTAACATCAATAAAAAGGATGCTATCATTCTGGGAGTTCTGGGTGTTCTTATCCTTGGTGTTGTTATTGCATTGATTGTCTTCCTGGCAACCCATTGGAAATGGATTGTAGGTATTGGTGTAGTTGTAGCAGTTATTGCTATAGCTATCTTTGCAATTATTAAATACTTGCAATATAAGAAAGCGAATCCGACTGCATAATGGCTAATTTTATAAATAAACTTCTTGGTGAAAAATATAAAAAAGCTTTTAGACCAGCAGCCTATAAGCCCTTACTTCCTTGGCTTTATGAAGTATTTAAACAAAAAGGTGAGGGCTTATATTATTCAAATCTAAAAGCAACAGGGAGTAACTTTGTAGCTAATGCAATTGCAAAAATTGCAGGATTGTTTAATAAAAAAGATCAAGAAGACATTCCTCTTTCTCATAGTATTATAATAATTTATTCAGAGAACCTTCAGAATTGCTTTACTCCTTCTCAATGGGAACTTGTTAAGGAGAGATGGAATTATTTCTATGGAGGAGCTGTTCCTTTAGATAATAATATTAAATTATTAGTACTTGCTAGTGCTGATAAAGCAGGAATGGATTATTTTTCATTCTCTCAATATGAGTTAAGAGAATTCTCCTTGAGAAAAGCTAATCTTAATATTATTCAGCAAACGGTTGTTACTGATTTCCTGGTGGCAATTAACAGTAAATATTATGATTATACAGGTCTTGTCTTCTGGTGGCTTTATAAACTTTGTAGATTCTTTGGATTTCTTCAAGATAAAGATTCATTTTATTGTAGTGAACAAATTTATGAAGCAATGAAACAAGCTGGATTTTATTGTGCTCCTGTAAATAATCCAAGTCCTCTTGATATAGAAAATTATCATTTGGATTTAAGGTTCTTTGTTACTCCTAAGTTTCTAAAATGAGAGTATTGTATGAAATTCTTGTTGGGTATTATAGAAAGTATCCTTTTGGGTATTAAGGCTTTGTTTGGGAAGTCAAATCCTTCTCAACCAGAACCTATTGTTGTAGAACCTCTAATTAAACGTAAAAAAGTTAATATAATTATTGATAAGCAGGTAAGGACAAAATATCAATCAGGATGGATAAAAAAAGTAAGAAAGAAACCTATTACAGAAATAGTAATTCATGGAACAGCTGGAGGAACAACAGCAGAAGGAATGCTTCTCTGGATGTTACAAGGAGAACGGGCAGAAGAGTATTACAAAGGAGAAGCATTATTTCATTATCTAATTGATAGAGATCAACCAAATATAGTTGAAGTGCTTGATACAGCATATTATGTTTATCATTCATCGTCTGGTAAACATGATCTAGAAACAATTGGAATAGAATGTATTAATCCAAGTAAAACGAATAGAGAACCTCTTACCGAGAATCAATATAAAATTCTTTTTAATTTAATCTTTAATCATTTATTACCAAATTTTCCTACTATAAAATCAATAGTATCCCACGATTATAATATGTATGCATATAGTAAGATACCACCTAAAGGATGTCCTGGATCTGGATTTGATTGGACAAGATTAGAATCTGAACTTGAGAATAATGATTTTAAATTTAATAAGATAACGACAGGAGCCTATGAAATAATCTCATAGAGGTGGTATCATGAAGATACTCTGCCTTCTTTCAAATAAAACAGATTCGTTTCTAAGTTTTAAAAGCTTTTCTCTTAATCAGGGAAGAACCGTTTTAAATTGTGAATCTGCAGGTCCTGACTTTTGTGGGATTTTATTTGAATGTAAGAGTGAGATTCTTCCACATAAGAATTTCTTTGAGGGAGAATTTGAATATATAATTCTTCCTTATTTAAGTGAACTCAACGAGACTGAAGAAACTAAATTATTAAAAATTAAATTTAGAGCAAGAATGAGAGATGATGTCCTTCAATTTCATACCTTCCCTGAAATTAATAACAATACTATCTTTGAATGTATTCCTGTTCATTATAATTGGGGGAAAAGGGAATCAGAAGCTCTTCTTGTCTTTAGGGAGAAGTAAAATTTATGAATCCAGTAAAAGTACAAGAATTTAAGAAAGAGGGAATTGTTGAACTCTCTGGAGAGTTTGAACTAGGTTGGCTTGATATGAGAGATATTAAGGCAAGATTAAAGGATAAAAAGTTTGATCATATTATTTTAAATTGCCTTAATCTGTTTCATATTGATTCCAGTATTGTTGGATTGATGCTTGGATATCATAAAGAAGGAAAGAAAGTTACTTTTAAAGTCAATAAAGAAAGTCATTTAAGAAATGCTCTCTTTACGTATGGATTACATCATGTTGTAGATATTGAAGAGTATGATAAGAAATAGAAAAATAAATTTATAAATGGGTTATTTCATGAGTTTTTGGGATTTCATATCAAGTTGGCCTCTCTGGTTTCAAATAATGTTTGTTGTTATTGTTTTGGTCAATATATTTTTTATTATAAAAAGAGGCATAGATTTCAAAAAAGGAAAGATAAGCTTCAAAATAGGATATGGAAGAAAAAGTAATAAAGATGATGAAGAAGATGATGAAGAAAATAAAGATAAAAAAGAAACTCCAGGGAATCCTCATAAAGGATGTCCTTACTCTAGAGATATCCTTTTATTGTTGAATGAATTTTATAAATTGATGTCTGAGAAATGGAACATTCTTTATGTACAGCAAATGCAAAGTCAACTGAATTTTGCTGAGTTACGTTCTGAACAAGTAAAACTAGCTTTTCAAAAGAAGTATTTAGAATTACTTGAAGAAAAAGGAATTAAAACAGGAATATCGAGTCCTCAATATTTAACATATCAATTGTTACTAAAAGAAAATATTAGACAAATGCTAAAAATTTATAAAGATGCTTTTAGAGATAATCATTTTGATGGAATGGGAGAAAAAGATTTCTCTATGTATCTTAATGATAAAGTAGATTTGATTGTAGCACAAGGAATTAATCTTTTTAATGATAACTATTGTAGTGGTGGACTTATAACAAGAGATGAACTTCATGTAAAAAACAGTGAATTAGTTCCTAAGATAAAAGAGGTAATCGTAGATATTTTTCAATATGCAAGAGAAATAGTAAGACAGAATGAAATTAAAGTAAAAGAAATAGATGAAAAAGTAAATAGTTTGGTAAATAAATATATATAAGGAGATTATAACATGAAACGTGTTAAACTCCCAGAAGATGATTTAATACAAAAAGATATTGTTGAAAGAAAAACATTTAAAGATAAATTAAAATCATTTTTTAAAAGTGTGTGGGATTTTTCCATATCTAAGCCTAATCCAAAAGAAAGTGTGGTTCAATGGGCTATTCGACAATTCATACTTGCAGATTCAGAAGGAAATCCTTCCTGGACGATTACGATAGCTTTTATTGTTATGGTATATATAGGAATGACTTTAACAGCTGAGATTACTGTAGCTACTTCTACAGTAAAAGTTTATGATAAAACTACAGGGATACTATCTTCTGAAAGTATGAAAGGATTTTCTGATTCTTTTTATTATCTTTTGATAACTCTCGGAGGTGCTATTACTTATCTCTTTCAACAGAGAGGAAAGAAAAAGAATGAAACAGGAGTATCTGAAAATGGAACTACAGGATCTGAATCATTTTCTATGGATGCTATTGTGAATAAGGTTCTTGAAACTATCAAGAAAATGAAAGGAAATAAATAATGGGTCTAGGAGATAAGCTTCGAGATAGTAATTATAAACCAGAAGCTTCTGAATTTGAACCACATCAAACCTTCTTTAAAAAAGAGACTCGTTGCCCAGTTCCTTTTACAGAAGATCCTTTTGAATATATAGAAGGTTACTTACAATATAAATTACGACCTCTTCAAAGGACAGTCATAGAAGATCTTTTTTCTGTTGATGAAAAAGGATTTCCTAAATACGATACATCTATTCTTATCATAGGCATGAGGGCCGGAAAAAGTTTTCTTAATTCAGTTATTGCTTCTTTCTTGTTACATAAGTTATTAGCTATGGAAGATCCTGCTGCTCAATTAGGACAGGTCCCTCATTATAAATTATCAGGAAGTTTTGTTGCTAACTCAGAACAACAAAGTAAACAAACAGCTTATTCTTCTTTTGAGAATATCATAAATAGTACTCCTTGGTGGAGAAAGTATATTGGATGGTTAAGAGAAAGAGAGCTCGTAACTGGAAAAGAATCTTTGTTTGTTCAAACTCAAAGAAGAATTTATTTTCCTGAAAAGAATTTGGAAGTACTCAGCTTACATTCAAACTCACAATCCTTGGCTGGTCTAACTGCTTTCTTTGTTTCATTTGAAGAGATTTCTCGAGCTGATATCGTCCAGGGAGCAATTCAAGATCAAACAGAAAAACGTACTGCTAATGCTGTTTTCTACACAGCATCTCGTTCAACTAAGAATCTCTTTCCATTTAGTAAAACTGTTGTTACCACTTCTCCAATGTATGAAGATGATTTTGGAATGCAACTCTTATACATGGCTAAAGATTTTAAGTGTGGTATGAATAGAAATATTCTTAACCTTCTAAGATCTAAGTATCCTACAAAAGTTGACAGGATGATAGCTTATAATTATACATCCTTTGAGTTTAATCCAAGAAGTACAGAAAATCCTAGTGGTTTTACTGAAGGAAGTTTTGCTCTTGAAAGATCACAAAACCCTACTGCTTGTATGCGTGACTATTGGGCAATTCCTCCTAATGCACTATCTCCTTATTTTGAATATCCTGAAAGGATAGAAGCAAGTGTTAATTCTATCCAGAAACCTGTTGCTTTATTTGAAGATACTTACTTTGAGGAAGAACTAAATACTCCAGATAGATTAGAAATACGCAGATATGTTGGGAAAAAGATGTATCCTCAGAAAACTGATAGGATACAACGATATGTAATATGTTGTGACCAGGGTGAAATCCGAGATAGCTTTGTTGTTGCTATGGGTCATGGCGAAGAAGTTATGATGGATGTTCCAAGTCCTACTGGTAAAATTGAAAAGATAAAGAAATATAAAATATTTATTGATCTTGTAGAAGAATGGAAACCTAATAAGGTTGATAGAATAACTGTTTCTTTTCAAAATGTTGAAGAAGCAATACGTACTCTTGGACAATATTTCTATGTTAATAAAGTTATATTTGACCAGTGGAATAGCGTAGAAAGTATTCAACGTTTATTCTCAGAGGGTATGTATACTGAAAAGCTTGGAGCAACTATTGAAATGTATGATGCTCTTAAAATGCTTATTTATAGTGGAATGATTGAACTTCCTAATAATCAAAAACTTGTTTCTGAACTAAGACAACTTAATACTGTTAGAGGAGCTGGGGGTAAATATAAAGTAGAACACCCACCTTCTGGTAGTAAAGACTTAGCTGACGCAGTCTGTCGTGTTGTTTGGACAGTTTATAATGATTCTATAAATCAAGGCATGAAAGATCATTTCATGTTACCTCAACTAGAGAGATTTTCTTCTGTTCGATCTGCTGGTTTATATATTCAATCTCTTCAAATGCAGAGAATGATTGGTCAGGAAGCTACTATATTTGGATCTGCAAACCCAGGAGCAAGTGAAATTTTTGGTAAAGATTTTATAGTTCGAGGAAATGTTATTCCAAATGTAGGGAAATAACCTTACAAATCTTATTATTTGTGCCAGTTTTAGAATCTCCTTTTTTTGGAGATTTTATTTTATAAACTGGTCTTTTTGTCGGTTATTTTCTTAATTTTCGTGAGTTTTATAGAATTATTATAATAAAGGTATGTTCTATGACTAGGCCTATACAAAGACTCTCTCCAACTGATAAATTCGTTACTATGGCCTTCCTGGTAGCTCCTGGAACGGTTGGAGGAACATATACAGACCTTACCTTTAATGATGGCTCTATTGATTACTTTGGAACAACTTTAAAGCAATCATTCAAATATACATTAATAGATGTTGTTGGTGGAGGATCTGTCCGTGTTTGTTATAACAAGCCTGGATATATTCTATCACAACCCATTAAAGGAGCTAAGACTTTAAATTCTGGGGATAGTCTCTATATAGAAGAAGATGTTTGGCATGTAAGAATTTATTTTATAGGACCTTCTACTGTTGAATTAATATTGAAATCCGATAAAGAATTAGGATGGGGACAATAATGTTTTTAGGTATTCCTTCCATTAGCGTATTACTTAAACAAGCTGAAGATTCTTACTTTCATGAAAAATTAAATTCAATGATTATTACTCTTCAAGATATCTATAGATTTCATAGAAAAATTAAAGTTGGGTTATCAGATAAAACTTTGGATGCTTCTACATATAATAAAATAATGACAAATTTAAGTAATGTTCAAAAGGGAGAACGCCCTATGGAAGAGAAAATAAAAGAACTTTCAGATAATTTAGATTTAAATTCGGATCTTCGTGAGAGATTAAGTATGCTTCTTACTAAAGGTACAGGAGATGAAGATACTTTATCTCGTGATCTTGCAGCTTATCTTATTCATCATAGGGAATCTCCTGATTCTGGAGATGTAAGAGATTTTTCTAAAGATACAACATCTATAAAAGATAGGATGCCTAATCCTGTGACAGAAGGTGGTGGAAGGGTTCTTAATAATCCTGGTATGATTGGAGCTCCTGGAATGAGAGGAATGGCTTCTGAAAAGGAAATCTGGAATAAGATTGCTGTTGATGGCTCTACTCCTATACTTGAAAAGGTCATTGGTTTTTTTAAAGAAAATCCAGCACCTGATGACAATGATGTTCATGCTTTTGCAGAAAAAGAAAATATTGATCCTCATGAACTTGAAGAAGAAGTTTATAGAATACTTGGAGCTTTTATTGGGGAAGGAAAATCAAATCTTCCAGATAATAAGAATAAGGATTTTTCAGAAGATCAAACTGAAAAAGGTATTAAAGTTGAAAAAGAACACTTTGAAGGTACTGATCTTCCAGAAGAAATTGTAGAGATCCTTGCTGAGAAAATAAATAATGATCATCTTTCTGAAGAAGGAATGGAAGAAGAGTATTACAATGCTCTTCTTAAAATGGAAGAAGATCTTAAAAAGAAAAATAATGTAAGTCCAGAGGAAGATAAAAAGAAAGATTATGTAGATCCAAAACTCAAAAAAGAAAAAGAAATGGAGCCTGAGGAAGCGGAGAAATAATGATGTTTAGTGGATTAAAATCTCTAGATACTCTTCTTAAACATGGAGCAGCTATTAAGATTAATCAAGATGTTGCTCAAGCTTTAAAAGAACTTTCTGATCTTCAAGATAATATCTGGAAAGGAACAGCTTATCAAAAAGCAAGTCGTGCTATAGAAGAACTTGATAAACCTCTTACTTCTTTTGAAGATTATAGGGATATTCCTGGTGTAGGAAGAGATATAGCTGAAGAGATAGAAGAGTTTATAGATACAGGACAAATAGAAAAACTTGAGAGGATGAGACAAAAGAGAGATCCTAGAAGGAAATATACTAGAGAACAAATACTTCAAAAGACAAAAGACTTTTTTGATGCTGCTGATGATGCTGGATTAAAATATACAGTAACTGGAAGTGTGAGAAGAAAAGTAAGATATATAAAAGATATTGATGCCATTATTCTTTCTGAACAATTTACCAAATGGGAAAAGCTTGTAGATACAATGGCAGATGAAATACTAAGAAAAGGAAAAAGCGAGATAGATTTTAATTTTAATGAGATAGGAATAAATCTGAGATCTGCTTCAACAGATAACTGGGGGGCTGCTCTTCTTTATTTCTCTGGTTCAAATCATTTCGTTATTTATCTAAGACAAATTGCAAAATCACGAGGCTATAAACTTAATAGATATGGTCTCTTTGATAAATCAGGAACTCCAATAGCTCGAGGAACTGAAAAGGAAATCTTTGAAGCATTGGATCTTCCTTATATACCCCCAGAGGAGAGATAACTATGGAAGATAGAGTTAAAGAGTCTTATGTTGTAAATGTCCCAGGACATAAAAATTCTAAAGGGGAAAGTGCTCCGTGGGTTATAAAATCTCATGAGACTGGGAAGATACTATCTTCACATAAAACAGAATCTGAAGCTAAGAGTCACCTCCAGGATATGCATGCTCATAAAGGTGGCTATTTTCCTTTTGAAGGACTGAAAGGTCTTTCTGAACTTTTAAAGGATAGGAATAATGAGAAAGCAAAAGCACGTTAAAGATACTGATGAGCTTGTCTTAAGTTCAATAGACCAAATTAGAGCAGAGGTCAAAAGAGAACTTAATAGCTTTATAAGGAAAGAACGTAGGGATGCTAAAAAAAATAAAGATAAAGTAGAAGAAAAAAAAGTTAAGAAAGAAGAAGAAACATTAGAAAAGATATTAGTAAAGCAAGAAGAAGATTTAAAAAAGGATATAGAAAGAGTAAATAATCTTTCAGATTCAGAAAAAGTAGATTGGCTTATTGAAAAACATGATTCATATGTTAAAACAATAGATCAATTATTAAGACCAGACTTTCTGAATGGCACGGAATACTTTGATAGATACTTAATAGTAACTTATATGCAACAACTAATTACTTTGTTAGCTACATATGACATAGAGTTTAATAAAGAGATGATAGACTTATTAATTAACAAAGGATATGTTGAGTTAATATCTATTCTTAATGTTTTAAATTATATATAGCCTGAGGATTCTATGGAAAGATTTTATGATTATCTCATAAGAATGGCTCTTGAAGAAATGGTTTATCTTCCTGATGATGAGGATGAAATACATTATCGTACAAGAAGAATTGAAGAAAAATTAAAATTACTTCAAGAATTCTTCGCACCTAGTGTTGAAACTATATTATCATATATTTCTGAAAACAAGAATCATCTTCAGGCTAATAAAAGAGATGCTGTTTTTTTAAATAAAGCTCTGGATCTTTGTTATAGTATAATGAGCGATGCTTTATTTGAGGAGAACTTCTCAAATAAAAGAATGTTTATTAATTCATTAGTAAATAGGATTGAAAAGGTTCTTCCTCCTGAACTTACAAGAGAAAGACAATTAGTTGCTAAAGACTTTTCTAATTTTAAAGACCTTGATGATCTTCTTGGAGACGCCAAGTAATGAAGATTTATGTTGATCAAGACGGAGTTCTCTCTGATTTTGATAAAGAGTTCCAGAAATTAGGACATGGATCTGCAGATGACTTTGTAGAAAAGTATTCTGAGAATGCTATGTGGCATTTAATTAATTCAAAAGTAGATAATTTTTGGAAGTATATGGAATGGATGCCTGATGGAAAAGACTTCTGGAATTTTGTTAAGGATCATAATCCAACAATATTAACAAAGCCAGCTCCGGTTAAGCATTGTAAAGAGGATAAATTAGCTTGGTTAAAAAAAGAGATTGGTGATGTTCCTGTAATAGTAACAACAAAAAAAGAAAAGTATGCTGATAAAGATTCTGTTCTCATAGATGATATGCCAAAGAATATTTCCAAGTGGCAGGAAGCAGGTGGAATAGGAATTCTTCACACTTCTGCAGAGAATAGTATAAAGAAATTACAAAAGATATTAAGTAAGAAATCATCATTTGTTGGACTAAGAAACATAGAAGCATTATTAAAGTATTCTACTAATTATCCAGGTGTTCATTTATTAGATTTTAATAAAGAAAATCAACATCACATGGAAGTCTTTGATAGCATCGGTGGTTTTCTATATCCAGCTGTTTGGGAAACAGATCCTAGAACTGATTATAAATATTATATTGCTTATACAGATCGTGGAGATCAAAAGAAGCCTATTGGAATTGTGGGATATTTTAAATCAAAAGATGGAAGATATTGCACAAACATAGGAGTTGTTCCTGGTCAGAGGAGAAAAGGATGGGGGGAATTTTTATATAAAGAGCTGAAGGATAAAATATCAAAGAAAGGATTGTCTGATTTGTATGCTGTGGTGGATATAAATAATCTACCATCAAAGAAATTTCATGAATATATTGGGAAGAGATTACCAGAGAAGGATCAAACATATTTGGATAAGTATAAGAAGATACTATTTAAATTGCCATTCTAGGTGAGTCATGACAAAGAAACGGCTTCCTCTTCCGAAGCAGATTACAGTATTCTCGAAGACCTATAGAATAGTGTACTGCCGAAAACTTGAGAATGTCGATTCGTATAATAAGAATAAAGAGAAAAAGAAAAAAGCTGTTTTTGGATCGGTAGACTTTGAGAAAATGGAGATTAGGTTATTTAGGGGAAAGGGTTTTCCTTTTTCAGAAGTCTGGCGTTATTTAATACATGAATGGAATCATATAATAGAGAGAGAAATGAATATTGATTTTAAGAAAATGACAGATGAACAAATAATAGATGGTTTTGCTGTAGGGACATTACATATTCTTGTTGAGAATAATATCTATATTAAAGGAACTCTGAAAAAGAATGACAGTTAAAGAGTTAACAGAATTTCTCCAGAAAGCAAGAGAAGCCTATTACAATGGAGAATCTATAATCTCTGATGAAGAATTTGATCGCCTTGAACAAGAACTCAAACGTCTTGATCCTAACAATCCATACTTTCAACAAGTTGGAGCTCCTGTTGAAGGCGGTAAAAAGATAAAACATTCTAAAAGAATGATGTCCTTACAGAATACCAGGACAGCCTCGGATGTTAGAAGATGGGCAAATAAATATTTTACGAGTTCTCCAGTAGATATACTTAGTCAACCAAAAGTTGATGGAGTTTCTATAACTTGTAAATATAAAAATGGGGAATTGAAATATATAGCTACCCGAGGAGATGGAGAAATTGGTAAAAATGTTTCTCATCTTAAGAAATATGTTAAAGATATTCCACAACAAATCCCAATTGATACAGAAATAGAAATCCGTGGAGAAGCTTATTTACCTAAGGATACTGAATTAAAAGATGGAAAGTCATTACGGAATATGGCAGCAGGACTTATAAATAGAAAAGCCAATCAAGAAGATCTTAAATATCTTAGATTTGTAGCATATGATATTGTAGGTCTTCCTGTTAGAAGCGAAGAAGAAAAGATAAGAACATTAAAAACTATTGCTACGAATGTTATTACTTATGAAAAGATTGGATCTTTTGATGATATTCAGAAAATTTATAATGAATACGTAGAGAAAAAAAGAGAACAACTTCCTTATGTTATAGATGGTGTTGTCCTTAAAATCAATAAGCTTGATGATCAAAATAAACTTCCAAGAGAAAGTGGGCATCATCCTAATTGGGCTATGGCCTATAAGTTTGTAGCAGAAACAAAAAAGACACGATTGATACGAATTGATTGGACTACCGGAGCAACTGGAAAAATAACTCCAATTGCTATTTTCCAACCAGTTGATGTAGATGGTGCTACTATTCAGAAAGCTTCATTAGGAAGCAAAAGAAAATTTGAATTACTTAAATTAGAACCTGGAGACGTTATCTTAGTTAGTAGACGAAATGACGTTATTCCATACGTAGAAGCAAATATAACTAAGGGGGTTAAAAATGAGTGATCGTTCAGCAGCTAAAAGCCCTGAGAAATGGGTAAAGGATCTTAAGTCAAAAGGTGCTCCTAAAAAAGTCACTGATATGATTAAAGGAATAGAGCAAAGTGGAAAGAAATATAAGAAACCTAAAGAATATATTATGAGGACTATTATAGACAAGATCCCAGGTAAATACTTAGACAAACCTACTGGCCAGCATGGTCCTGGAAAATCAGGTCCTTTATCTGTAAAGAAAAAGAAATCTGCAATATTCTTTGAGAAAGGTTCAGATGAATTTAAAGCTCTCGAAGAAGTTCTTATTAAAATAGCATCTGATTCTTCAATAGAAAATGTTGAAGAAATTCATATAGATCTATACTCAGATCATGGACTTGTTAAGTTTAAAAGAGGTGAATAAAAATGTCACAGTGTAAAATCATTACAGGAGCGACATCTGCTGCTTTAGAAACAGCTGTAAATACATGGCTCTCTGAGGAAGATAATAAAGGTAGTGGTGTTACTATTGAACATATCTCCATGTCAGAAGGAAGTGCTGGTACAGCTGCAGTTAAAGCAATGATAATTTATACTTCTGATTGGGAAAGAAATTATACCTAGAATATTAAGGTATTATCATGGATTCAGTTTATACATTTGGACCTAAGATTGAATTAACTAGGAACTTCAATCCTGATACAATAGTTACAGCCTCCATAGTAATAAGTGGAATTGATCAAGACTTATATACAGGAGATGAGCTTTATTTAGTCATTACTGATAACGATGGAAATGTTGTAACCACATGTTAAATAGGAAATAGCTATGCCACGTCATTGTCAACTCGTAGGAAATAACCTACACATATCACGAGTAACTACAGGAATTGTCTCTCCTGTGGGAGTACAAACTCCAACTATTATTGGGGAATTATATGCAGATACCGTGCATGATATAATGTGGGTAGCGACAGGCTTAACTAGTGCAGATTGGAATGCTGTTTCTGGTGGAGGAGGTGGTTCTACAGGAGATCTTACAGCTTCAACAGGATTGGCTGTAACTGGTGGAACTAGTGCAGTCTTTGGAGCAGGAGCAAGAATAGGAATATCTTCGGGATACCATTTACCAACTGATGCAGAAAAATCTGCATGGGATGGGGCAGTTACAAACGAACATACGCATACCAATAAATCAAATTTAGATACTATCAATCAAAATATGGCATCCACGGATATTGTGGATTTTGCTGGTATAGATGTTAACAATAATTTAGCTAATCCTTCCCATTTAGAAGGGCGACTATTTTATGACAGAACAAAACATGCAATATCGTATTACAATGAAGAACCGGATGTCACTGTAAACTTAGGACAGGAATTTCTTATTAGAGTTAAAAATGAGACAGGATCGACAATTCCAAATGGGACGGCGGTATATCCTGCAGGAACAAGCACCATCGATGGTGAAGTTTTGGTTGGTCTTGCTGACGCATCTGAAAAAGAAAAATGCAGGTTTGTCGGACTTGTTACACACGAGATAGCTCACAATGAGACAGGATATGTTACGAGATTAGGAGAGGTCGGATTTCTTGATACACTTTCTATTTCTAGTACAGGGGTATCGTTTATCTTTCTGATACGC